CTTGGATGAATCGAACTCGCGAAACTTATGTGTATAATAAGCACTAGACCATCTAGTTTTAATTCTCAAGAAACAAATTTAAAATTCTATGCAAAGAGCATAGCCACAGACTCCAACGGGTCAGAAAGAAAGGTCTCAAGAGCACTACTAGCGTGTTTAGCGACAGCAGCTTCAACTTGAGCAATTCCTCCTTCGATGAAAGAGCCAAGGGTGCCTCTAGCTACCGATGAAGAATCAGTGGCAGCAGATATTTTCGGGGGATTTGGTTTGGCCAACGCGGTGAGAGCGTTGTTGTAACCGGTAGCTTGAGGTTTGGGTAAAAACTCAATATTCATGAACCACTCGACGTTAACCATGGAGGTTGATGCAGGGCAGCCGGTTAATTCGATGACCAAAGAAGACCATGAGTCATCGTCGATAACGGTGGTGCTCGTGGATTGGGGACGAAAGGTGTGGGCAGAAGAGCCCAGAGGTTGAGAGATCCATGAAACTTCCATGCCAGGTTGAATGGCACGGATGATCACTTCACTGTAGAGCTCAGTACCGAGGGTCACGGTTTGACTTTGACCTACGGCAGGGGCTGAACCCAGAGTAATGATTCCTGAGGCTGTGGTGGCAGAAGCGACGCATCTGATAATACATCCGAAGGAAACAATTCGATATTTGTCCCCAAACGTGGCGAGCAAAGAGCTGGACTTGTAAAGGGTGTAAGCGTTGTCCATAAGGACAGAGGTAGCGTTTGGGGTACTGAGTGGTACTAACCAACCGAAAGGGGCACCAGCCCCAAAACAAACGCAACTGATTCCGTTGGCTTGACTGGCAATTGTAACGTTTCCACGAAATTGCTCGGTAAGAGTGTTACCGGAGGTGCCATCTGGCCATTTAGCTGATTTCGCAGCAGGGCAGAAGGGGTCAGTGATTGAGCAAACGGCTCGGACATGGTGAGGTCGTAGTTTACGACTTGCTTTGGGGGGGGATTTTCGTTTTGCCTTCTTAGGTTTGAGAGGGCGGGGGTTGGCGTTGTTTGCCAACACCTTAGGTTTGGATGCCGGTTTGCCCTTCTTGGGCTTGGCAAAAGGGAGGTAGAGAGGGATGACCTCAATTGGTTTTTGGAGCATACTTGTTAAATGTGTATACATCTCTGGCCGGTGCACAGAGAGTAATTGCATGCAGGCTGAGAACTCAGCATGATTGCTATACTCAGTAATAAACGAGTGAGCGTTAACCTCCGGGATGGGTTCGGAGAGGGTTAGACTAAACAAGGATTTGTGAAGTCTGGTTCCTACAGGGCGAACACCAGGAGGCCATTCGTGACTGCAGAATTGAACAGTTTCCAGTCTTTCCACGTCACGAAGGGGGAGACCAAGAAAATCGTAGGCTTCTTGTAACCTAGGATGATAAGTCTCTATGCAATCATCACCAGCGCATTTGGGCAAAGTCTCAAATTTATCTCCAAAAACGGAGTTGATAACCAGTGCAGCTGCATATGCGCGACGTGCACGAGTCATAGTATTGAAGTTGGAGGTTTCATCTCTACCGGAAGGTTGATATCCAGTTTGAAGTTGATAGTGAACATTCCCGTCAGGAAGAATGAACATTTTTGTGAAATGGGCCTTTTCGAGCCCAATCATAATTCTCTCCACATGGGGTGGAACCCCATGATAGGCTTTAATAACGGTTTTCACGTTAAGTAAGGCCTCGTCCAGAGTGACGGTGGAGTCGAATTTGGGAACGTCAGAGCAAACAGAATCATCTGGCAAGCCAGCATGGAGCAGGGCACTGTCTATGGTTGTGAAACCAACACCAATGGCGGAGTAAGTTTTATAACAGCCATCCTTAAAAGCGACGTCAAATTCTGAGTAGAGAAGTCTCTCCACGATCTGAGTCACGATGGATGCTGAACATATAATTCTTCCATCTTTGCCAATCTTGATAGGTTCCTTCTTAACTGCGACACAATAAATATCGGAGCAAAAGGTGGAGTAAAAGTCATAAGGAGTTTTACAGTGAGGGGATATGTATTGAAGCGCAAGTAGTCTATAACCTATGGCTTCGATTAAGTCGATGCCGTAGTTGTCTATAATCTCGCCTTTGGTGGAGCCGAGATTACATGCTGGGAAACCAGGATGTTTGGTTCTATCAAGAGTGGCAATGACATCTAAAATGTCATTGACGTTGGGAACGCCAGTTGAAAACCAGAAGGGTCGGTCACTGGAAGGGGTTGTTGCGACAATGATCTCATTCGCTTTGTTGAGGAAGAAACTGCTTTCGTCAGTTTCGGAGCGAATAGCCCCAATTATGTTACGGAGCGAATTGAGAGTGCTGCTTGGGTCCTGTGGTGCTATGGTATAACGTAGTAGTTCAGGGAATGTCTCACAGAGGACAGTGAGATCGGATGGTGGTAAGGTTTCTTTGTTATAGCTACGAATGTCAGCGTAGCCGAAGTAAGTGAGATTTTCTTCAGGAGGATTGCGAGCTAGGTAACTCACCCTCCCTCTGAGATAAAGAGGGTTTTGCGACAACGCCACTCCCATCAATCGAGCGGCCACATCTAGAAATTTTTCTTTCTAGGTGTGCTTGCCTGCAGTTTCTCAAGCTGGGCTTTCATCTCAGCCAGCTCACGAGTCTTCACATTCATGGCTTCTTGAATGCGGAGAGCCCTTCTTTGCTGAACTTCACGTTCAGCTTCTTTGCGTTCACGAACTCCTTTGATGCTCTTTAGCACTTTGAGCTCTTTGTTGAGAGCTTGTTTGACGTGCTCGGCAGCGGGGTACTTCTCGATCTCGTGAGAAGTAAGTACCACGGGGTCCATGGCGACAATTCCTTGGTCGTTAAGGATCTTGATTTCTCTTCTAAGCGCAGCCACTTCTGCGGCCATTCTCGCCTTAGACATCTCGGAGGTAGA